GCTGATCATGATGCCATCCCGTGGAATGGGGGACATCAACCCCAAAAAGGTTCGGTCAATCAAGAAGCGGGATGGCAATGAGCCTGTTAAGCTGTTTAAACAGGGTGGAGTCAGCAAGGTGAACGAGGCCGGGAACTACACCAAGCCGGGGATGCGTGAGTCGCTGTTCAAGAGCATCAAGTCCCGGGCGGTGCAGGGAACGGGGGCTGGAGAATGGTCGGCCCGAAAGGCCCAGCTTCTGGCCAAGCAATATAAAGCTAAGGGCGGCGGGTACAAGGGATGAAAGCTCCACAGCAGAGCCTCAAGTCATGGGGCGACCAGAAATGGCGCACTAAGTCTGGGAAGCCCTCCAGCAAGACGGGAGAGCGGTATCTGCCGGAAGCCGCGATCAAGTCGCTGACTCCGGCTGAGTATGCTGCTACAACCCGCGCCAAACGCGCAGGCAAGGCCGCAGGCAAACAGTTTGTGCCACAACCACCCAAGGTGGCCAAGAAGGTGGCAAAACACAGGAAGATCGTTTAAAGGCCCATTATGACTACATCAGGCACCGTAACATTCAACCTTGACCTCAACGAGATTATCGAAGAGGCGTTTGAGCGTTGTGGCGCGGAGCTACGCTCTGGCTATGATTTCAAGACCGCTCGGCGGTCTCTGAATCTCCTGACCATCGAGTGGGCTAACCGTGGGATCAACTTCTGGACTATCGAAGAGGGATCGATTCCCATGGTCACGGGGCAGGCTGACTACAACCTTCCCGCCGATACGATCGATCTGGTTGAGCATGTTGTTCGCACCGGCACCGGGCAGGGCCAGCAGGACATCACCATCACCCGCATCTCCATGCCGACCTACGCCTCCATCCCTAACAAGAACGCTCAGGGAAGGCCGATCCAAGTTTGGGTTGATCGGCAGTCTGGCGCAAAGTATCCGGTGGGTGGCCAGCCTGATGGGACGGACGCAGCAACGGGTATCGATTATCCCAAAATCCATGTCTGGCCTACTCCAAGCTCCCCGGGTAGCCAATACACCTTCATTTACTGGCGTCTTCGCAGGATTCAGGATAGCGGCACCGGCTTGACCACACAGGACATCCCGTTTCGTTGGATTCCCTGCATGACCACCGGATTGGCTTATTACCTGTCCCTGAAGCTACCAAACGCTCAGGGCCGCTCTGCTGGCCTCAAGATGGACTATGAGGAGCAGTTCCGGTTTGCAGCAGAGGAAGACCGGGATAAGTCTCCCATCCGGTTTGTGCCAAGAAGGATGTCCATCGGATAATGGGCAATCGTTTTGCATCCGGCAAGAACGCAATCGCAGAGTGCGACCGCTGCGGGTTTCGTTACAAGCTGACCAAGCTCAAAAAGCTGACCATCAAGACCAAGCTGGTCAACATCATGGTCTGCCCTGAGTGCTGGGAGCAGGATCAGCCTCAACTCCAGCTTGGCATGTATCCGATCTACGATCCGCAGGCCATCCGCAACCCGAGGCCGGATACCAGCTACATCTTGTCGGGGAACAGTGGTTTGCTGCTTTCCCCAGCGGATGTTGGTAGCCCGGAGGGCGGTAGCCGTATAATCGAGTGGGGATGGGCTCCGGTTGGTGGGAGCCGGTCAAATGATGCTGGTCTGACGCCGAATGTGTTGGCCATGACCATTTCTCTAGGCACGGTTACCGTGTCGGTTACTTAGGAGCTACACATGGACGCGAAGAAAGCAGTTACGAAACACGAACAAAAGATGCACCCGGGCAAGACCGCGACCTTCAAGAAGGGTGGCGTGACTTCGGCGGCAATGAAGGCTGTTGGCCGCAACATGGCTCGTGCCAAAAACCAAAGGGGCAAATGATGGACAAGATCAAGAAAGCTGCCTCCGTCAAGGTTGGCGCTGCTGACAACCAGAAGACCATCAATGACCTGCGGGTCTCCGTTGGTAATCTGAGCAGCAAGGGTTATGCCGAGCCGAAGTCTTCGGGCATCAAGATTCGCGGCACTGGCGCTGCGACCAAAGGGACTACCGCTCGCGGCCCGATGGCGTGAGGTGAAGCATGAACTACTCGACACTGTTTACAACGATCAAGGGGTATCTTGAGAATGAGTTCCCATCTACCAGCTTTACTGGTAGCACCGGATCGACGGTTGCCCTTACCAGTGCCGAGCAGATCAACATCTTCATCACGCAGGCCGAACAGCGAATCTACAACACCGTCCTGTTCCCCGCTCTGCGGAAGAATGTTACCGGCTCTACTACGGCCAGCAACAAGTATCTGAACTGTCCAACAGACTTCCTCGCCGTCTTTTCGATGGCGGTGGTGGATGGCACCGGGGCTTATGAGTTCTTGCTGAACAAGGATGTGAGCTTTATCCGTGCGGCATATCCGGTTCCGACTGTTACTGGCCTGCCACAGTATTACTCTATGTTCGGCCCGCTATCCACGGACGAGACTGAACTGACGTTCCTTCTTGGGCCTACGCCTGACGCTGCCTATGTAATGGAGCTACATTACTATTATGTGCCTGAGTCCGTCACAGTCGCGGCGAGTGGCAATAGCTGGCTTGCTGAGAACTTTGATCCGGTGCTGTTGTATGGCTCTCTGGTGGAGGCGTATACCTTCATGAAAGGTGAGGCCGACATGATTGCCACATACGAGAAGAAATATCAGGACTCGTTGATGATGGCAAAGCGTCTGGGCGATGGCATGGAAGCCAGCGACCAATACCGGTCTGGGAAGTCGAGGGTGCCGGTGTTATGACTCGGTATACTCGAAAAGAGGCGAAAGCATTAGGGCTCAATAAGTGCTATGGCGGGGTATGCCGCAAACATCCGGAGCTTGATGGGCATCGATGGGTGTCTGGTGGGTGTATTGAGTGTTCGCGTGAGTGGCTGAGAGCGCGAAAAGCGACTGATATCGAGTTTAAACGCCTACAATCCAAGAAACACGGTGCTAAACACCGGGGGCTTCGCAATAAAGACCCGGTGCGGCGCAAAAAAGCGCTTGAGTATGGTAAGGCGTATAGAGAGGCAAATAAAGATTTAGTGGAGTTCTCCAAGCGTAAATGGGCCGCAGAACACCCGGAACTTGTAAAAGCATACGCTCGACGTACGAAGACAAAAAACAAAGGCAGGGTGGTAGCGGCTACCGTAAAGCGTAGGTTATCAAAAATCCACCGCACACCACGATGGGTGGGCCCAGAAGAGCAATGGTTAATCCGAGAGATTTACGATCTGGCTGCAATGCGTACCAAGGCGCTTGGGTTTTCATGGCATGTAGATCACATAGTTCCGTTGCAGGGTAAAACTGCGTCTGGGCTTCATGTGCCAAGTAACCTCCGAGTAATTCCTGCTGTGGTTAATATCCGTAAGGGCAATAGGCTATGAGCTTTACCGGCAACGCACTGTGTAACGTGTTCAAGACCGGGTTGCTGGACGGCATCTACGACTTCGGCACGGGAACCACGGACGTATACAAGATCGCGTTGTATACCAACGCTGCGACGTTGGACTCAGACACGACCGCCTACACGGCTACCGGGGAAGTCACGGACTCTGGTTATACCGCAGGTGGTGCGACCCTGACTATCAGCCAAGTCCCGACTATCGGGGCTCAAACGGGTAGCGGCGCTTCGGCGTATATCTCGTTCTCGAATGCGTCTTGGTCTGGTGCCATCACCGCTCGCGGAGCGCTGGTCTACAAGTATAATGGCACGACCAACCCTGCGGTTTTTGTTTTAGACTTCGGTTCCGACAAGACCTCGACTACCACGTTCCAAGTGCAGTTCCCGACAGCATCCAGCACATCAGCGATTCTGAGGCTTGCATGACCACGACGTTTAAACATCAAAGAGGCTACGCATGGCGATAGTGACAACGACAAAAGGCGAGATGGACGAGTCCCTTCTGGAGAAGAAGGAAGGCATGGTGGACAACGACCATGAGATGACTCGATGGATAGAATACTGGCTTGAAGGTGAACTTGTTCACCGTTCTGTTCATGTCCATCTGAAGAAGAATGTTTTGGCAGATGGCGTTGCAGCAATGATCGCCTAACTCAGAAAAGGAAACCGCAATGGCAAATACCCAAGCAATGGCAACTTCGTTCAAGGGCGAACTGCTCACTGGAACTCACAATTTTGGCACCGCGCCGATTCGGGCCGCAACAACGGCTGACTCGTTTAAAGCGGCACTGTATCTGGCATCAGCCACGATGAACGCTACCGCCACGGCCTACACGCCCACCAACGAAGTGTCGGGCACCAACTACACGGCTGGTGGCGTTGCCATCACCGCGTGGAACGCTCCGTCAACCAGCGGCACGACCGGCTTTACTACGCCAACGGCCAGCATTACCTACACGACTGTGACGCTGACTACGGCATTTGATGCGGTGCTGATCTACAACAGCACACAGACCAATCGTGCGGTGAGCGTTCATACGTTTGGTTCGCAGACGGTTACTGCGGGCACGTTCACGCTGACCATGCCTGCCAACGCAGCGGCGACTGCTCTTATTCGACTCGCGTAACCCGGGGCGCGGGGGAACCCCCGTGTAGCGTATGTTCAGTGACGCCCCGTTTTCAGCAGCGCCATTCAGTGCCACAGCAGCGGTACTGGCGTTTGTTGTTCTATCTGGCGTATCCGCCAGCGGGGCGGTAGGCACAGTCTCGCCTTCAATATCCGTAGCTGCCACAGGTAATGCGGCAACCGGCGCGGTAGGCAGTCTTGGCGTAACCTCCACTACCAGTTTAAACGGCGTTGGAGCAACTGCAGGTGTAGGGACTGCATCACCAAATCCTAATATAGCGATCAGCGGTGTAGCGGCCACTGGCGCTGTAGACAACCTGAGCTATACCGTCGCGCTGTCTGGGGTTGAATCGACCGTCAGTGCCGGGACTCTTCCGCCAACCACTACCGTCCCCACAGCATCATCCAGCGCTGATGGTGCGTTCAGTGATTCCCCGTTCTCTTCGATACCGTTTACCGGGACTCTCGGTGGCCCCGGGGTTTCTGCAACGGGTCAGGTTGGCGATTTAGTTGCGGTAGTCACCTACGAGGCTGCTCTCACTGGCGTATCGTCCACGGGAGGCGTCGGTAGCGTAACGCCAAGCACATCCGTAGCTATCACTGGTGTAGCGGCAACCGGCGCGGTAGGCAATGTCACCGGAAGCACAGATGTAGCCCTCACCGGGGTTACTGCCACAGGTGCTGTCGGTAGTGTGACGCCATCGTCCTCCGTAACTCTTACCGGCGTCTCAGCAACCGGCGCGGTGGGGGACGTTGGCTACGCAGTCCCTATATCCGGGGTTGAGTCAGCCAGTGCTGTTGGGAGTGTCGGCACCAGCCGTGATGTTGGTTTAAACGGCGTATCAGCTACCGGAGAATCTGGGACAGTATCTACATCCAGCGATGTAGCACTCAGCAGTGTAAGCGGCTCCGGCGCGGTTGGAACGCTTGGTGTTGATCTCACGGTGCCGATCAGCACGGGTAACGCGCTAGGCGCGTTCAGTGATTCTCCGTTCTCGGACACTCCCTTTGGCGGCACGGTTGGCTACCCCGGCGTATACGCGCTGGGCCTTGTTGGCGATGTCGAATACAACATCCTTATCACCGGGGTCGAGTCTACCGGCAGCGTTGGCAATGTAACGCCGACCATTGAGATTAGCCTTACCAGCGTCTCTTCTACCTGCGCTGTTGGTGATATTACCGGCTCTACCTCTGAGCAAGAAGATGGGGTAATAGCCACCGGCCAAGTCGGTAATGTCGGGACGGAAGCAACCGTAGAAATAAGCGGTGTATCGCTATCAACTTTAT